GAAAAGGTATGCGAGTAATGAACCTTGATTTCAAAAAAGTTAACGCCACTTGTACAGTGTGTGGTACAAAGGTTAAATTGTAAAGAACACTGTTATGTGGGATCTTAAAAACGGTCCCACATAACAGTACTAACTATGCTGAGTTCCTATAGCGGCGATTAGAGCGGTCTTGTAAGCCGTTGGTTAACACCCACCGTGGGTTCGAGTCCCACACTCAGCTCCATTACAACAATGAATGTATTATTTTCCAAGATAATTGAAATTTAGTTAAAACTAATACTTTTACATTATTTTGGTTTCTAACGCATTCTATTTTTTCAAGATCTTGTATAATAAGGTAATCATTTTTTGGATCTAGGAAGATATTGAAGTCTTCTAAAAAGAAATCTGGGTAATATCTCTTTTTTATATTATTTAAGGTATAAAAAAGGAAAGATGGACGTATCCATCTAATGTTATTGTCATCTAATTCTTTTGCAACTTTGTATTCATAAGATGATTCTAGCCAAACCTTACCAGCAAATTTTGAATAATACCAACCATAAGCTCTGGTATTTTTATTACCGCCTAATTTTGTTTTTTTGGCGGTTAATGAAAAGCTCATATTTCTACAGGTTAGTGAGCAGGTTTTATTTGTACCAGCAAACCATTTTTTGCATATTTTACAACATGCAATTTTGGTATAAATCGGTTTCAAGTGCCCAGTATTTTTTTCAGATATTTTTTGTCTAGAATTAATTGACATTTTATATCCACCTACTGAACGCAAGTTGTTATTGTAAGTTGCACTGCAACTACTTGAACAAAAACTATTAGAACGTTTTTCATATGGTAAGCAACAGTCACATTCTTTACAGTGACTAGGAATATTAGCATATTGGATTCTAATAAAATTATTTTTTAAATCTGCATTTTGTTTATTTTTAAATGTAGATAGTTTTCCATACTGTTTGGTAGCTATATTACCATCGATAGTATGTAAACGAATAAAATGGGAATGAAATCCCTTGATAGAAAGTTCTTTTTTGCATATGATGCAAGAACAAAATGTTGACATAGTGTTTCCTCTAGTATAAATAATGTATTATGGGACAGCCTAGATCCTCTAGACTAGGTTTCAAAATACTCCCAATATTTTGATTACCATAACTATTTATCAAAAAGTTATTGACAAAGAAATAAAATTACTATATAATGTATAGTATAAACAGTTTTAGGATACATTCAGCAAATACAAAAACTTTCAATTGGTGAAATAAAACGTATCCTGTTAAACATTGCGGACTTGGCATATGGGTTGTGCTCTAGCCTTCCAAGCTAGCTAAACGAGTTCGAATCTCGTAGTCCGCTCCAAATTTTAGGCTCAATTCAGCATAACATAATCTTATTGCAAACAAGAAAAAATGAGCCTGTTTTAAATACTTGACAACTAAAATATTATCAAGTATACTACTAAAAATAACTGATGCTATTACATATAATAATAGCGATCATAGATCAAATATACATCTACTATAGTATCAGTTATAACAAGAATTATCGCGGGGTATATCAGTGGTAGATGGCTGGGCTCATAACCCAGAGGTCGTTGGTTCAAATCCAACTCCCGCTTCCAAATTTAGGGTCAGTTCAGCATTTTATATTAAGCCAAGCTGAAGGAACGGTTCGATTCCGTCTAGAAGTATAATGGTTGTATGTCAGCATAATACAGTGACCCTGCTAATTTTTTAGGATACATTCAGCAAGTTTAATACACCCTAGATGTCGTAGGTTCAAGTCCTACCATTTCAATAGAAATGTAGCTCAGTTGGGAGAGCGCCAGGCTAAAAACACGTATCCTGTTCTAATTTTAAAAAAGGAATTTATGACACAAGTAGCAGCAAGACATATTCTAGTGGATACACTAGAGGAAGCGCAAGATTTAGCAAAACAGATTAATGAAGGTGCTGAATTTGGTGATTTAGCCAAACAATTTAGCAAATGCCCAAGTGGAATGCGTGGTGGTGATTTAGGTCTATTTGGACGTGGACAAATGGTTCAACCATTTGAAGATGTTTCATTTGATTTAGAAGTTGGTGGGTTAAGTGCACCAATCCAAACCCAATTCGGCTACCATTTGATTAACAGAACTGCGTAGGACAACGATGAATTTTCAAGTTTTAGAAGACCGAGTTCTTATAAAAAAGAAAGAAGTGGTGAAAACTAACTCATTTGGTTTAGTAATACCAGATGATAAAAGTGAAAAAACTATTGATGGCGAAATTGTCGCAATAGGTGAAGGAAAACCACTTGATAATGGAATTACCCGACCAATGGAAGTGAAAGTAGGGGAACTTGCTTTGTATCTTAAAGGATCGGGAACAGAAGTAAAAATTGATGGTGTTGAATATATCGTTCTACGTGAAAGTGAAATTATCGGCATTATTGAATAAAGATTTAAGGTTAGCTACAGCATCCAAAACTTTTCACTTAAGAACGGACATCGGGTCGGGGACATGAAAAACCCTAAAAAGATGGCTAACCTGTATAAAACAAGAGATGCATGAGAGCTGAACTGCCAGAGTGGTAATGGAATGGTCTGCAAAATCATGTTAGAGGAGTTCGATTCTCCTGTTCAGCTCTCATGCATCTTATCAAATAATTCTATTCTCAGTAATAATTCATCGAGTGAGATTTTAGATTTTTTATGTTTAGATTGATTTAATTTATGTGGTACTATTTCACAATTAGCGGGATGACTTATAAGTATTGGATCAATATTATTGATAAAACCGTCATATACTGATAATAAATGATCTCTAGAACACCCAGACAAGTTATTCCCTTTATTTGCTGCACTATACCACCCATACGTTAATATTAACTTTGATGAATAGTTAAACCACTGAGGATATTTAGAAATACTAAATGTAAATCTGCATTGATATGCATATTGTTTTCTGGTATCAGTTATAGATGGATGAATAGTTTTAATAGTTGGAGAGAACCAAACTTTATTGGAAATTTTACATTTACAAAGATATATTTTAGTAAATTGATTTTCGATAACTTTTTTTTCTTTTACCTTACGTTGTTTCGATTTAACGGTGATAACTTTTTTAGGACCTGGTTTAAATTTATTATAATCTTTTTTTAGATTATTATATTTTGCAGAGCACGAACTGTTGCAGAAATTATTAAATCGTTTGTTATATGGCAAACAACAATCACATTCTTTACAATGTGTTGGATCATTTGCATAGTTAATCCTGGCTGTATTATTTTTTATAATCGTGTTTTGTTTAACTTTGTTAACCGATAATGCTGCATACTGTTTGGTAGCTATATTACCATCGATAGTATGTAAACGAATAAAATGGGAATGAAATCCCTTGATAGATAGTTCTTTTTTGCATATGATGCAAGAACAAAATGTTGCCATAGTGTTTCCTCTAGTATAAATAATGTATTATGGGACAGCCTAGATCCTCTAGACTAGGTTTCAAAATATTGGAAGTATTTTGATTACCATAACTATTTATCAAAAAGTTATTGACAAAGAAATAAAATTACTATATAATATATAAAGATTAGGAATAGATACAGCAACAATTTCGCGGCTAATACCCGCTTCAGAAACACTTCTTTGCTATTAGAAGTAAAACATATGGCATAATCTATTCCGCTAATATTTAGGCTAGATACAGCAATCCAATTTATCATAATGGATGGACTGGCGAACATACTGCTAGTCGAACTGGAAGGAAGAGCCAGTATAAACCTTCAACAAACACTAGCCTGTTACTTTTTTAGGATGGTTTCTGCATATTACAACCTATTCTCCGGTGATGTTTACATCAATCGGATATTTCTAGAAGAAATCTAGATAGCTTCTAACGCGAAAGATAGATATTGTCATTAGAAAATGAATGTTTGCTGATTAGACTAAATCAGATAGGGTTGTGGATCAAGTCCCCAAGTGGTAGATGACAACCAGAAAATAAAATACATCCTTCCGGCCATCCTGTTTAACTTGATAATTACTATGAAAACTATTACTATTACACTTGACCAAAATTTTTTGTTGATTGAAAAAGCAACTGAGTGTGGTTATTATTCTTCATATTCTTATGTTAAAGAAGTATACAAAGGTAAGAAATCTAAAATTATTGATAAGTATCAAATAACTTTTAACGATGACGCACATGCAACTTGGTTTTTATTAAATTTATGATCCCAAAATATACTGAATTCGCAGTAGTAAGACCTAAGAGACCATATGACATGATATTTATATTGAGATTGAATATGAATGATGAATATGAATTAGGGGCAGTCCTCAGCAATGCTACAACAATTTATGCCCATGAACTTCAAGAAACATGCGTATTTCCGTTGGATGATTATCGATACTGGATGACTGTTGATGGACGGGATGAATATGTTCACCCAGATGATTACGATGATTATATTAAAGACATGGTTGCAGCTTCAATAAAAAACTTGACAAACAAATTAAATCTGCTATAATACACACTTATAGTTTAGTAAACAGCAAACCAAATTAACACACTAACCTGACATAGGAGATAACACAATGACTACATTCGTAGAAGCAGTAGAAAATCAAGAAGCTCGTACCACAAATGGTATGAAAGCACGTAAATCAACCACTAACAAAGCTGTAGATTTTTTCTACAATGTCGGTGCAAGCCGTGGTAAAGACATTATTCCTGCTTTTACAGCAGCATATGTTGAAGATAAAGACTTGGCAATGCGTATTGCATTATGGGCACGTGATGCTCGCGGCGGTTCTGGCGAACGTAAAGTTTTCAGAGACATTTTAGCTCATTTAGAAACTGTTGATATCGATGCTGCAAAAGTATTATTATCTAAAGTGCCTGAATTGGGCCGTTGGGATGACATTTTTGTGTTCAAAACTCAAGAAATGAAAACTGAAGCTTTCACAATGTTGAAAAATGCACTGACTGATGGCAACGGGTTAGCTGCTAAATGGACACCTCGTAAAGGGGATGTAGCAGTTGAATTTCGTAAGTTTTTAGGTTGGAGTCCAAAACAATACCGTAAAACTTTAGTTTCTTTAACTTCTGTTGTTGAAACTCAAATGTGTGCGAATGACTGGGATAACATTAACTTTAACCATGTGCCATCATTGGCAAGTTCTCGCTATAAAAAAGCATTTAACCGCCATACTCCAAAGTTTGCCGAATATGTTCAAGCTTTGGTAAAAGGTGAAGCTGGTGTGAAAGTAAATGCTGGTGCAGTATTCCCATACGATGTTCTTAAAGGTGTTGGTAGCTATGGCTTCGATAGAACTGAAAAAGATCATATCGTTGCACAATGGGATGCTTTACCAAACTTTGTTGGTGATGCTAATATCTTACCATTGGTTGATGTTAGTGGCTCAATGTCCTGTCGTGCAGGTGGGCATACTTCTAAATCAGAGGTAACTTGCATGGATGTTGCAGTATCACTAGGTTTATACTTAGCTGATAAAAACACTGGTAAATTTAAAGATACTTTTATCACGTTTAATGAAAAACCAGAATTGTTGACATTACGCGGCAACGTTGTAGAAAAAGCAACTCAAATGGTTAAATCTGCATGGGGTATGAGTACCAACTTACACGCTGCATTTGATTTAATTTTAGATGTAGCAACTAAGTTTGATGTTCCACAAGCTGAAATGCCAGAAATGTTGTTGATAATGTCTGACATGCAATTTAATTGCTGCAGTCATTACGATGATAGTGCAATTCAAATGATTGAACGCAAATATGCGGCAGCAGGTTACACTGTTCCACAAATTGTGTTCTGGAACATTAATTCATCTGACAATGTACCAGTTAAATCTGACAAATCAGGTGCAGCTATGGTTTCTGGCTTCAGCCCAGCTATTGTTAAAGCATT